CTACTGTTGCGCGGGCTCATTCGCTTCGCTTGCTGACGCCGTACCAATTTCGTACCGATTCGGGGTTTTTAGCTTGTCCAGTTCGGCCCAGTCCGCGCTTGAACTGATCCACTTGGCGTAATGCTTCAGCAATGTCTGGATGCTGTTGCCAAGCTGCTGCGCGATGAAGGCCGGCGCCATCCCTGCGGACAGGCAGACCGTCGCGTAGGTATGCCGGGTATCGTACTGCCGACGAGGACGAATGCCCAGCCGCTTCATGCTCTGCTTGAGATGATAGGCCGTGCTCACAACGTTGGTGATGTGCCCATTCTTGCCGCTGGTTGGCGCGAAGACAAACTCTCCGCCCTGGGTCAGTCTCTGCATTTCCTGCAGCGCCTCGACGGCCTGATCGACCAGTAGCACCTTGCGTACGCGCTTGGTCTTGGTGCTCTCGCGCACCTCGCCCTTCTCCAGGGTGGCGCGCACGCGAATCGATCGGCCAGGCAGGTCAACGTCAGCCCAGCGCAGTGACAGCTGTTCTCCAGTCCGCATGCCGGTGAAGAAGGCCAGCTTGAAGAACGACGCATAGGTCAGCCTAGCGCCGGTCTGGTGCGCGTAGAGATCGGCCAGGATCGCGTCACGCTCTGCCGGTGTGAATGGGTCAATGTCCCGTTCCGGTGCGCGGGCACGCTCCACCGACCGCATCGGATTCTCGGTAATGATTCCGTCCATCACCGCCGCGGCGAAGATTGCCCGGGCAGCCTGCGCCGCTGCGTTACGGTCTGTGATCGAGCACCAGTCCAGCTTGGTCATCAGCAAGCGCACATCCGATGGCAAAATCTCATCCAGCCGGCGAGGGGCCCAATGCGGCATCCAGTACCGGTTGAGCACGCGCAGATAGTTGCGCCGGGTGTGGAATCCGATCTGCTTGCTGTCTAGCCAGGTCTGAGCGAAGTTGCCGAAGGTCGGCGTGATGCGGGCGAGGGTGTAGCGGGAGTTCGGGAAGAGCTCGGCATACTTGTCATCCGTGAGCATGCCGAGCTTGATCAGCTGCGTTACCTGAGCTCGTAGACCTGCGGCTGCTGCAAATCCCTTGGGCGTCTGAGGATAGGGGAGCGTTTCGCAGCGTCGCTCTTTCTTCCATGTGAAGCGGATGCGGACGGAGCTGCCGGCGATCTCGACGCCTTGGGGGAGCCCCACTGACTTTCTGCCCATTCGTTATACCTCTCCAGGCTGTACATGATGCAGCCGTCAATCTTCTCCCATACGCCAGGCGGCAACACTCCGCGCTGACGCTTCCGCTCCAAGGCCTTCGGCGTCGTGCCGATCAGTTCGGCCAACTTCCTTTCGTACACCTTGTCCACCTGCTGGCCTTCAACCGGTTGCGGTTTTTCTCGTGCGCTCATAACTCACTCCTTCACGGTCAGGCCGGCGGCTGCGATGGCGTCCAGTACATCCGCGTGGAAGTACGCAATATCTATGGCGCGTGATGGGTCCGTCAGCGCAATCACCAACTCCCGCCGCGACGCCACCCACACGTTGGCCATCTGCTGCTTCATGTCCTCGAACTGATCTCGGAACGGCTGGCGGTCCCACCAGGCGTTGAAGTCGGACAGGGCCTTGTCTGTTTGCTGCATGTCTATCTCCTGCTGCGTGTGGGGTTAGGCGAGGTCGTCGGGGATCTTCACTGTGTCGCCAATGCCGGCGCATACGATGGCTCGACAAGCTGCGACCAATAGAGAATCGTTGTCTTGCGGGGTCATGCTTCCGGCTGAAGACGTGCAGCAGCGCGGCGTTGCAATCCAGCCAATACCTATGTCTTCCAGGCTTACTCGGTACTCCGCAATCAGCGGCCCGCCATGGCTCCAGTCGGAGGAAGGCTTGAACTCCCCCGTGGTTGCCTTGAACGGCACTCCATTCGGGAAGATCCAGGCCGGCCATGGATCACCGTTTTCGCAAATCTTGTGCACTCCACGATAGGCGCCGATCACGTCAGCTACAGCCCAGTCCAGCGCAGGCCCGATCAGGTCTGCCGTTTTCATTTCGCGCATGTGCAACTCCCCCCGCCGACTCTCGCCGGCAGGCTGTGTGATGTGTGTTGTAGCGCCCAATGAGGGGCCTAGAATCTGATGGCCTGGCTATAGGCCTGGTGTTGCGAGGGATGTAGCGGGGCGAGTGCCTGACTTGGGGTCAGGGTGTCAGTCGTCGGGATATAAGTCGTACTTCCGGCAGATCGCGTGCATGTCTTGCCTGGCCCGGAACTCGCCAAAGCCATCGCCATCGACGCTGGTCTGATAGATGTGCTTCATGCCCGGCAGGATTTGGCACCCATCTGCTCGAACCGCCTCAATCGTCTTCCAGTCCTCCGGCTCGACATCGTGCTCGCCGTAATTGCTCCGGTCGAACCAGTGATAGGCGCCGCAAGGGTGTGCCTTGCGCGCCGTGCGGATCTCATCTCGTAGCAGGGCCATTCACGCCTCCTTCGCAGCCATGGCGGCGTCTGGAAACTTGTAAGCCCATCCTTCCTCGCCAGCCCCTTCGTCCGGCACGATGTCGCCACGCCGCGCCATTTCTTCGATCAACCTGACTGCGCTGTTGTAGCCCAAGAGGAACGTGCGCTGCACCTTCGCCGCCCCGAACCGCTGGCCGTCCGCCGCCCTTCGCAGCGCATGAACTACCGCCCGGTATATGTTTGGCTCAGAAGCTGCCTCATTTCGCAACGCCTCAACCTCGGCGCGGAGCTGGTCGACATCTTCAGTAATAGCATGACCAGGCACAGGGGGCGCGGACAGGAAGTCACGGCACGCATCCAGTGCACCCTCTTGACCAGCTACAACCATCTTCAGGTGCGCTAGCGCCGACATGCGGTGCCGGTCAAACTGCAGCGCCAGGGCGCGCCACTGCTCGCAGCTCTCGGCCTCACCATCCCGCTCGGCGGTCACGGCTGAGAGGGCGGCGGTGTGGTCGGTCTGACGGACGAGCTTTTCGACATCTCCATCAAAATCAGATCGCGCCATCAGGGCGAACGTGTCGGCATCCATGTCAGCCGCCGTCAGAGCTTGCCCGTTGTTTTTGTAGAGGAAGCCCGCCACCTCGACCCCTTCCGACTCTGCGGGCTGGGAGGGGGTAGCGTTGAGACGAACCACTTCCTCAGCGTGGTCGGCCCATCCCTTGTCGTAGTCTGCATTCACGGACCCAAGTGCGACAGGCATCACCAGCTCCGGCTGCGGGACGGCTGGATGCAGTACCATCTCCCACAATCCGTCAGTACGCTCTCGCCATTCGCCGGCATCCACTGAGCACCCATCAGAGTCCTCTATCTCGACAAACCGCCCAGCTTCCGGAGGGCCGTCAAGCACGATCCGAAGCCCTTGCGGGTCGGTCTGCGCGGGGCGGGTGGCCATCCACTCAAGGCACGCTACCCATCCGAACCGGTGGTCATTGACGCGCTCGTTCGAGTAGCCAGCGCCCGGGCTTCCCTTGATCCACAGGTCAGCCGCTCCGGGGCCGGCCTCCAAGACCATGCGGGCCTCAAACGCCTCCCGCTCATCCTGCGCCGGGGCTGCATGGATACGGCATGGCCAATGTGGATTTCCTTCGCCAAAGCGAACGCATCGGCAGCCTGCCACGCTCAGCTCAGCCGCCGTTCGTGGGTCGTCTTTGTAGCTCTGCGAAGGGGCTGGCTCGGCCTGCTGGGATAGGGCGGCTCTGGCTCGTTGTGCCGCCTCGTTTCCGTTGTCGCCAAATGCGTAGTCTGCGATCCATTGCAGCGCCTCGCGCAACCTCGCGTTCTCCTCCATCACATGCTCAGCAACCGCTGGGTGGATTGGCTTGTTCATCGTTCGCTCCTTGTTTTGGTGGCTGGCAGCAGTAACAGGTGCATTGGCCGATAATGCTGGCCGCTAGCGCAGCAGGTGGCAGGTTATTTGGTTATGCGGCCTTGCGCTTCCAGTGGGAGCGCCCGCCTTTTGGCTTGAACAGGCCGACCGGCTGAGTCAGTGCGCGCTCTACGCCCCATCCCATCTTGTCGAGCCTGTGGATGATCGTGGTGTGGCTGATTCCGGTGCGGCGCTCCCATTCCCGCAGGTGGAGCGTCTGTCCGGCGAAGGTCAACATCCGCATCTTTGGCTGGATCACCAGGGCGGGCTTGGGCAGCCTGTCAGGCCGCTGTACGCCGCGCGCAAACTCGATACCTACGCGCTCACAGTGGCGGCGACGCGCTCGCTGATCTTGCGAATCAACGCCTCGTCGCGGTATGCACGCTTGACGAAGAGGGGCATGCCCGGCCAGTAGGACACGAAGTCGATCCATTCCCGATCGGATACCCATAGCCCGCCCTGGCACTGCGCGACGTGCTCTTTCGGTATCTCGCCGGCCAGGATCACGCCGACCTGGAACTTCGGAAGTTTGGTCTTGATCTCTGTGAGACCGTTGGCGCCGACCAGCGAGTCCGGCGAGTAGCCGATGCCGTGATTCAGGATGATGGCCACCTGTTCCGTGGCGACCTCTTCACGCGACTCGTACAGGCCGCGGGCGACTGCTTCCAGCTCATGCCCGCGCTCGGTGTGGCGGTTACCGCTGAACGGGTCTGCGGCCTCGCCTGTGATCCGCTCGCCGATTAGCGTGTCCATGTAGGTGAAGGCTCCGGCACCGAATCCGGCTTCGCCCTTGCCGTTAACCAGAAGGCAGTCCAGCTCGGAGCAGGTCACGATACCCAGGCGCATGGCCAGCCAGTCGGCCGACCCCTGCTCTACGTTACGGATTATCTGCATTGCCTGACTCCTTGGCCTTGTTGGCCGACTTGGTTAGCGCTGCCAGTACCTTGTCGAACTCGGCCTTGGCCACGCTCTCCGGCGTGCCGTGCATGCTTTCGAATGCCGCCTTGGCCCTGTCACTGCACTTTTCCAGCAACGCGCGCAGCTGTGCCGCCTGCGGAGCTGTCACTGTCGCCGTCGGCGCCGCTGCATAGCCGTCGTCGTCTTCGCCTCGGGTCGTGATGTTCAGCATCGCGCACATCACATACCGCTTGCCGTAGCTGACCGACGAGGCAACCGCTTGGACGGCATTCTTGCTGCCGCTGGTGTCGCTCGGCAGCAGCATCGTCGTCTGCTCCCGGTGGCCGGCGCGGTGCATCAGGATTCCGGTGACGTTGATTCCTCCTTGGTGATGCTCGACCTTGAAAGAGATGGCGAAGCCGTAGCGCTGCATAATCGGCTTCATCACATCGTTGACGTGTCGTTCCCGACCGAGAAGCACATGAACTTCGCGCCACAGGTCTCATGCGCTGATTGCGGCTACCCGTATCGGGGGCTTCCTCGCCAGCACTGCAAGCACCACTACGCGGAGGCTAGCCATGCATGAGCACCTCTGCGGCGAATGCTGGATTGAACTTGGCGGAATTGACTGCCGATGCTCGGGCGCTGATCGAAGCGGACAAAACGGCCTGCCTGATCCGCTGGAAGGTGCGCGACCTCAAGGGGCCGGAGAAGCAGAGGCAGGGCAACGTGCTGCTGGCAGATGTTCCGGAGAGTGCGCGTCCTGCCGTTGTGGCGGCTCTGAAGGCGAGGGGGAGTAGATGATCATCGGAATCGACCCTGGCTGCACCGGCGCCATCGTGGTGATGACCGAGAGCCGCAACTACGTGGCTCACCTCAACATGCCGACCATCAAGGTAGGCACGAAGAGTCGCGTGAACGGCGCCGCGGTGGCTGCATTCCTGCGGGAGACGATCGGCGAGTTCACCGCTCACGCCTATCTTGAGGCGGTTGGCGCCATGCCGGGCCAGGGCGTTTCCTCGATGTTCACCTTTGGCCATGCCGCTGGTGTGGTCGAGGGCATCCTTCAAGGAGCGTGCATCCCGTACACATTGGTCACCCCGCAAGCATGGAAGAAAAGAGCGGGCCTCATCGGGGCTGACAAGGATGCCGCGCGCTCCCGCGCAATCCAGCTCTATCCGGACCTCCGCATTCTCGACCTGATAGGGAAGGGGCAAGCGGTGGCCGACGCCATTTTGATCGCCCGGTTTGGGGCTAAAGGGGAGGCAGCATGAAAATCAGAACAGCACGACAGGTATGGCATGACTGCACTCACAACCAGTCGCGCGGCGGGCTATCCGGGTTCGCTGAGCGATCTTTGCTGGGAACCGCAGTGCAGACCACCGACCGGGGCAACACGGCGGACCACGCCGAGCATGCGGTTCTCTGCGGCTGGTTCCAGTCGGCAATCGCCAAGCTCCACCCGCAGGTCCGCGTCTTCGGTGACTTCATGTACTCAGCGAACCAGAGCGACGATATCCGCGAGGCTGCGGAGGGGGTGCTGTTCGGTTTGGTCATGTCCAAGTCCAAGCGCATGACCTCGGCGAAGCGGGAAAAAGCCGAGTATGTGGCGAGGGGCGTGATGCGCCGTTACCGGTACATGCACCAAGGTGGGCAATCGGCCAATCCAGACCCGATGAGCAAGCCCGAGACGTTCCGCGCCTGGCTGTTCGACTACTACGGCGTGCGGCTTGAGTCCTGCGCCTGGGCGCGCGATTGGGAGCCGTTCATCCAGCTCTGTTTCGAGTGCTGCGAGGACATTGACCGGATGGCGCTGAGCCCGATTGCAGCGGTGATTTACGAGATGAAGGCGGCCGCTTGACTTCCCGCACGGCTGGGAGCATCATTTCGCCATATCTAGTATTTTGCCTTCGGCAAATGACACCAAAACCCCGGCCATTGCGTCGGGGTTTTGGTGTTATCTCTAAGTCATTCTGCTTTTCGCCTGCTTGCAAAGACGCTCGCTCATCTTCATATTTGAGTGGATGGAGCTGCATGCTCAAGCGGAGGGGCAAGATGGCAATCACGTTCACGGCCGACAGTCATTCACACATTGTGGTGAAAGAAGTACGAGCCGAGATAGATAAGCATGATCTGGCCGATGGCTGCGGCGATGCTCGTTTAGCCCTGGCTGCCGAGCTGGTTCTAGCGGTGCATGATTGGTACAAGGAGCATGCTTGGCCGTACTCCGGTCCGTGCACAGAGCTGAAGGTCATTAAAGACCAGGCTACGTACGCTAAGCGTGTCATACGAGATAAGCTGGGCGTTCGTATCACTTACGTGAAACGCTTTCATGGTTGGGTGATTGGGCTTCCCGGTACGGAAATGGACTTGCCCCTATCAAACCGGACACCGCAACCCTGTTAA